TGCTTATTGTTTACATAAAATGAAATTTCTCCACCCTCATAATCATCATTATGATATACCAAAGTGCTAAAAACAAATTTATATCCTGGACTCTTAATTGGCTCTCTTGTGTAATCAGAGTGATATGTCATAGCAAGGCCATTGCTATATGCTTCGTATCCAGCAGTACCTGTTGATTCATTTGCTATGTCATAGGAACAAAGTTGTGGCCCACCACACTTCCATAGTTTGTGTTTCTTGTCTTGAGAGAATGCACCAAAATCAACATCTAAGCCATATCTTTCAATATAGTCTTTATCTACCATGTATACATTTTTTGCTATTTCCAACAACATATCATATTGGTCAGACTCTAGTCCTTCTAGATTATTTTTTTCCTGAACAACATCATATCCTTTTTCATGAATATTAATTAAGTTTGGTGTCTGACCTACATATCTCCCAAAATTCATCCAACTTGACCATTTACAAAAATTTGTATCTTTGGCCTCCGACTCTCTGATAATTGCTATATTTTTATCTATATCTTCAAATAAACCTTGATAAAGCATTATGTATGGGTATAATTCTTTTGCAACAAAGTTATTATTCATGATTTCTCCTTATACCGTTTTTCGGATCCCAGGACTTTACTTCTTCTTCTGTAGGGAAAATTCTATGATACTTTACATTTGGGTCTGGCTTTATGTCTCCAGTATGCTCTAAAATTTCCCAAAAAAACGGACAGGTATATCTTAAAGATTTTTTAACTTCTGTTACTCCATGGACATAGTTCATATCTCCTGGGAAAAAGTATGCTGAACCACGCTTTGGTTTAAATTGAACATTTTGATATGGAAAATATAACTCTCCACCCTCATAGTCATCATTAATATAAAACAAACTTGAAATATCGTAATATGGAAAATCATTTGGTAATCCAGCATCTGATCCAAAGTGCAACTCTTTGTCTGCGTGAGGCATTTGAAATTGTCCTGGATTCCACTTAACAATTGTTTGTCCTGTAGGTTGTACCTTTACCTTAAAAAAATCTTCAATAATTGGCTGAAGTCTATTAAATAATCCTATTAGTACTGGAAGAATTTTTGGATCGTTTGCATCTAAAGATGGCGCAGTTGCAACTCTGTCTTTCCAATATTCTGAATCATAAATCACTGTTCCATTTTCATTTATATGACTTTGAGTTACATCCCAAATAGTTATGTTTCTTGCTGCCTTTTCTAAAAAGTCAACCTCTTCTGCAGTCATAAAATTTTCTAACTCAACTATATTTTCAGGACCATAGCCAAAAAACCCAGATGGTGTATCTGATGGCGTTCTTATTACCTTTACTGCATCTTCTGGTATCATATTATTATTATATCATCCTATAGTGTTATCTTTTACATATAACTTTAGTGTCTTTACTTCATGAGACCCTACAGACTCATTCTTTTCATTTACAGCATTTCTATACCAATCCGTCCAGTTGCCAGAAGAATTTAATACCTGTGCTGCTTCTCCATAAGCAATGTTTGAATTTGTCCTAGAGCGATCCTCATCTTTATATTCTACAATTTCAATAGATGTATTATTTAAATGTGTTAAAGATATTGGAATAATTGTTGCAATAGGTGTCCCTGCTTTTATAATGGTTTCTACATTAGCCTTTTTTGCTTTAAGGGCAAGTGGTAGCGGGTTGTCATAGAATGAAGTACTTATCACACTGGACATAGTTTCAAAGTCATCATTAAAATAGTTAACTGGATGTATTGTCCAAATACTAACATCTGGATCTGTTCTAAAAACTAAGGAAGTATTTAAACTTATTGAAGACTGCCCTCTTCCAGAGTATGAACCTGACGGACTTGTAATTTTTACATGTTGATCGGTCTGGTCATTTATTCCATCCCATGTAAAAACTATATCTTCTGAGCATGAAAGATACCAACCTATAACATTTGATTGAGTTACTGGAAAACATCTGTATGCATGATTTTCAGATGTAAGGTCCATCCAGTCTCTTTTGATTGACATTGGTTCAATGTTAAAAATACATCCTGGCATCTTTTCAACTGTAATATTAAACATTATTCATTGGCCCACTTTGGATCATACATATCTGGCGTATGATACTTTTTACTGTAATCCAACATCGTTACAATTGAATATTTGTTTCCAGAATGTACTGGCATTGCCTGATGTGGATACATAAAATTTGATGGGAAAACATACAGATCTCCAGCCTTTGGCTTTATGTTTAAGTTCTGCAGTCTAAAATACAACTCTCCGCCATCATAGTCATCATTAATATATGCAACCAAAGAAACGGTGCAGTTATAAGAGAATCCATGATCGTGGTGCTCTTTAAAGTGTTGTCCTGGTCCATACTTGATAAAGTTAAATGCCTCCCAATACTTTAATGGCATAATGTTATAATCTCTACGATAATCATCTACTGCTGGAGCCTGTGCGTCATAAACGTCTTGCCAAATTTTTTGAAGCAAAAGAGAGTCTTCGCTTTTATCGTTTTCGATATCTGTCTTTTTAAACTTGAAGTCATAACAGTCACGATAGTCTGGCATTAACTGTTGATACCCTACATATGCTGGTAGCCAGTGATATGGCTTACCTTCTGGAGATAACTCTCCCCATGGTGCTGGAGAACCTAAAAGATTTTCTAATCTTTCTATAATATTTAGTTCTGGCTTGATAACATTTCTATAGCAAGTAATTCCAAACCCTAGCGTTTCTTTTTCTGTCCAGGTTGACATGATATCTCCTTTTACTTATACTCTCTTCTTGTCCAAACTTTATCTTTATATACCCCGCCATCTGGCTGTCGATAAATATTTGCGTTATCTACTATTTTAGCATACACTGTTGATGAATCTAAAATGTCAAGTTCATGCTCCCAGTTTTCTCTCTTAAATGGAAGTATCTGTAGGTATGGAGTTCCTGCTGGAATGGTTCCTTCCCAACCCTCGATAATGAAAAATGGAAAACTACCCAATAACTCAACTTTATCTGAGTCTACCACTCCAGTAGTATTCATAAATGGTAGGTCAAACCTATTCATTGGAGTCATAAATAATGCGCTATAGCCTTCTGGTAACTTCATACCCCAATCTGGCATCCAAGCAAAATGATCTTTGTAATATCCTTGTGGATGTTCAAATTGTGGCATTGGTGGTCTAGATGTACAAAAGTCTCTATACATTTGATTTTCTATTTTAAAATCTAAAGATCCTTTACTATTTTTAGTAAATGTAATATCAGTTGGAGTTCTAAATACATAGCCAGTAATAAAAGCATCCATAATTGCTGGACAAGCCTTCCATGTAGGAATCATGCCGTAGTCATCTGTAGTTCCAGACTTTGGAAATGGACAAACCTCTCTTGGCGCTTTATAGTATTCTCCAGTTACTGGATTTTTAGCAAACCTATCAGCATCCTTATACCATTGAGGTATTTCTTTTTGAGTAGGAGTTGGAGCAGATTTACTTTCTTTTGTTAGCCATGGGCGGTATGTTTTAAAGGATACTTTTTGGTATTCATCGGACATGCTGATGACCTAACTCATTAATATCAGTCATGATTACGACACAATATTTTGTACCGCTCTTCATTGGAAGAGATGCATGCTCATAAATGTAGTTAGATGGGAATACAGCAATATCTCCAACCTTGGGTGTGAGAGTATAGCCGTCTAATCTTGGAAATTGTATTTCTCCGCCTTCATAATCGTCATTGATATAGATAACAGCAGAAACAGTTGCATTGTATGCTGGACCATGGTCTGCGTGGATATTAAAGTGTTTTCCTTCACCTTCGTATTTTACAAAATTAAATGCTTCATAATAAATAACATTAATTCCCCAATAACGTGCATAGTCGTCTATACAAAACTTTAATTTTTGATAAATTTCTTCATGTAGATCAATTAGTTCTCCATTGAACTCATCTCTAGGACCTAAGTTTTCTTGCTTATACTTAAAATCTACAGCATCTCTTGCTCTTTTAATTGGAGTTGTAGAGTTTGTAACTTGTGCTTCTGACCACTTATATCTTCGTGTACCGTCTAAATTTGATTCAAGTATTTTGATATATCTATCAGCATCATCTTTACTAAAAACATTTCTGTAAACATTTAGCCCAAGTCCAGGATTTTCTACAACTATGCCATTTGGCAAAGTCTTAGTCGGATATCTGTTTGATGCAGTTTCTGAACGATCTTTAGTAAACCAGGGATTCTGGTTTTCATCATAAATTTCCATACGATTAACCTTTCAAAGTTAAAGTTATGCTATTGTGCTAAAAGAGGTTCCGTCCCAATTATATGTTTGACCGACATAAACAGTTTGTCTATCTGGAATCTTTGCCAAGATCATGCCTGCAGCATTTGCAGCAGCAAACATTTCTGCCTTTGGACCTTCTGATGGCACAGCCATTCTTGCAACAACAACATTGTTAGACAAAAATGCGTATAAATTAAAAGAATCTAATTGCTCCTGTGTAGCAGTTAATAAGTTAGGCCCTGCAGTTCCTCCAGAAAATGATGAACCATCAAATGTTGCTCCATGCAATGCTGTTTGCTTATATGCACTTGCATCAATTGCTGAAATAGTTGCTCCAGTTGCGTAGGCTGCAGCAAGATTATCCATTACTTCTGGCTTATTGCTTGAGTATATCCCAATAACATCATAAGCATCATTATTTTCTACTAATATTGCGTACATTAATAATCTCCTTTAGTACTTTTATTATAGCATATGTTATTTAATGAGGGCATATTTTTATATGCCCCCACTAACTTTAACAAGCACATCCTCTTCCTGGGCAACATACGCTACATCTCCAGCAATATCCACAGGAGCAGGCGGTGCCTCCGCCACCAGTTGGTGGTGGTGTGAAACTTGGTGGGAAGAATGGGAAGAACGGGAAGAATGGGAAGAACGGTGGGAAGAATGGGAAGAATGGGAAGTAAGGGAAGAATGGTGGGAAGAATGGGAAGAACGGGAAGAATGGGAAGAACGGTGGGAAGAATGGGAAGAACGGGAAGAATGGGAAGAACGGTGGGAAGAATGGGAAGAACGGGAAGAATGGGAAGAACGGTGGGAAGAATGGGAAGAACGGGAAGAATGGGAAGAACGGCGGGAAGAATGGGAAAAATGGAGGAGTAGTGTTAACGCTGTTAGTCGTTACACCAGTTGCCTCTCCACATGCATTTGAAAGAAAAATTGTATAGGTCTGTGATCCTGGACTTACTCCTGGGTCATTTGCAGCATAAGATGTTGCAGAAGGAGAAATACCAGTATAACTTGATCCATCCGAACCAGTGATTCTGATTGATGTTAATGCGGTACCTCCAGTTGCTGATCCAGTTGGAAGAGTCCATGATATTGTATTTGTGTTTGCAGATGTAGCAGATGCTGAAACACCTGTAGGATTGTTTGGTCTTGTTGTAACTGTTACTGCAGATGAAGCAGATGAGGCTGCTGATGTTCCAGAAGCATTTGTTGCTCTTACTGTAAATGTAGGAGTTGCTCCTGCAGCAATTCCAGTCACAGTGATTGGAGATGATGCTCCAGTTGCTGTTTGTCCTGTGCTTGCTGTAACTGTAAAAGAGGTTGCTGGAGGAGATCCTTCAGGTAATGTAAAGGCAACTGATACAGCACCATCGTTGTATGCTCTACCACTACATGTGTTAGTTGGAACAACATTGATTGGTGGCTTTGGCTCCAAAAAGTCATTTGCTGATGTAGACTTTCTACCTGTTTTTTTAGTTGCCATTATTTATTCCCCTTTTTATGATAAAATTACTTAAGATCTCCGTAAAGAACCCAGGTATTTGCTGCTCTCTTAAATAGAGTAGCGGTTGACCACTGCGTACGTAGTGTTCTTCCTGGAGTTGCATTAACGGTTACTGTTCCATTTACTGGTGAAACTGAAACTTCTCCTGTACCTGTTTGAAGAATATCAATAGATGTACCGATTGGATAGTTTAGAGTTGCATCTGTTGGAACTGTTATTACTGCTGCAGCAGATACTTCAATTAGTGAGTCTCTATGAGTCAGTGTTGAAAGTGTATATGCTGATGACTTTTGAACTATAGGAGTTCTTGATGCAACGCCTTCCTTTGTCTGTGTACCGTCTGAGAAGACTACGCCAGATGAAGGAGTTACGGTTGTTGCTTCAAGTGCTGCAACTGCAAGGTTATCAAGTGATCCCTGACCAAAGTTAACTGTTGTTGAAGGTTCTGAAGTTACACCCTTGAACAACTTCCACTTATCGTCGGATACGTCTCTTACGATACCTGAGTGCTTTGCTGCACCATCATTGTATGCTACAACAAGACCAAGGTCTACTGCGTTAGCAGCATTCTGGTGAGCAAGTTGAACCATGTTATCTTCAATTACGATAGATGTTGATGATGCGTTAAATGTTGTACCATTTACAGTTAGGTTTCCATCAATAACAAGGTCATTTGATGCTGTAACTGTTCCAGTAAATGTTGGGGCAGCCTTTGGAGCCTTTAGGTCAAGTGCTGTTTGTGTAGCAGTTGAAACTGGCTTGTCAGCATCTGATGTATTGTCAACATTTGCAAGACCAACCATTGACTTTGTAATACCTGATACAGTTCCAGTGAATGTTGCTCCAGCAAGATCTGCTTTTGCAGAAAGGCTTGTTGAAAGTCCATCAATCTTAGACTGTGCAATTGCTGCTGATGCATTAATATCAGCGTTAACGATTGTTCCGTTTTCAATCTTTGCAGATGTAACGGCTCCATCAAGAATCTTTGCAGTTGTTACAGAGTCACCAGCAAGTTTATCTGCAGTTACGTTAGAGTCAACAATCTTTGCAGTTGTAACTGTATTATCTGTTGGTGTTCTTGTATCTGATAAACGAGCATCATCTGTAAGAACAAGGTCTGCAGTATCTGCAATTCCGTGTACGTTTGTTGTGTCTAGTCTATGATCTTCAATGTCTGTTGATAATGCCAGTGCAGATGTGTCTGCAATTCCGTGAACATTGGTTGTGTATGATCCGTGTGTTGAAACAGCATCGTCTGCATAGGACTCTGTTGCAAGAAGTCCTGTGTCAACAATTCCATGCACATTTTGTGTTAAAGCATTGTGAGTTCCTACTGCACCATTTGCAGCGTTGTCTGATGTAGTATCTACATATGACTGAGTTGCAAGGTCGCCAGTATTAGCAATTCCGTGTATGTTTTGTGTTAAGTCATTATGGGTGCTAACTAAATTATCTGCATACCCCTTTGTTGCTGCATGAAGAGGTTCTGTTGGTGTTCCAGATAAGGTAAGGATACCTGTCATTGTATCTCCAGCCTTTGCAACCTTTTCTCCAACAGCAGCAGTTATAGTTACTGCAAAATCTTCATCATCAGCAATAGCAGCAGAAAGTTCACTCAGTGTATTTAATAATTCTGGTGCTCCTGCAATAAGTGATGAGATTCTTCCTTGTACGAATTCTGTTGTAGCAATCTTTGTTGTGCTGTCAGTACCGTTTTGAGTTGTGGCTACTGAGTTTCCGCCAAGATCTGCTGAAACTAATGTCTTATTTGTTAATTCTTGAGTACCTGTTAATGTAACAACAGTACTGTCAATGTCAAATTGATCTGTACCAGCATTCCAATCAATACCTACACCAGCAAGTGCTGCCTGGTCTACTTCTGCACCAGAGATTGCATCTGCAACATCATCTAGAGTTGCAAGGACTGCTGTGTTTGCAATACCATGGACATTTGTGGTAGCGCTTACGTGATTAGAGAGATACTGTGGGTCATCACCAAGGGCTGCTGCAAGTTCATTTAGGGTGTCGAGTAACTCTGGAG